TATATAGTTATAAATATTTATTTTATTTGGTGTAGGAACACGTATACTTAATAAACGAGATTTTAAACAGCTATAAATAGGTTGTATATTATTAGCTATAAATATGAATCGTGTGGTTGATATATATTTATCCATTAGTGATAAAATAGTTTTTTGTGTGTCGGTAGATAATCTATCAATATGACGTAGAATGATAATATGAAATGAATTATTAATAGTTTTATATTCTATAATTTTTTGAATATAACTTATAATTACATCTGTATCACATAAACCAAATTCAGATAAGTTGAACTCAAAATGATAAGGAGTTTGTATATAATTAATCGGAATAAGATTACCATTAATAGTAATATCATCAAACTTAATATTTCTATATTTTTGAATAGGATAAGCATTATTATGAATATTATTAATCATTGCATATATCAATGTTTTTTTACCAGAAGAGGTAGGTCCATAGAATAGCATATGTGGAACATATTCATTAAAGGCTGATAATTTTTGAGCGATATCTTTATGTATGATAAAATTATTAAGATACAAGGGTGTATTCATATATGTAAAATTAAAATAATTGTTTTCTTTATATCACATAAGTATGAATATAAATATTTATGAGATAGTATGTTATTTATTAATTTGTAATATTGATGAAGACATTATAATCAATTTATTAAAAAAAAATATAAAACAAATTGTGATGAATAAAATACTTTATTTAGATACTGTAATAGCTGATACTGATTCACCTTTAGGACCAGGTGGGCCACGTGGACCAACAGGGCCTTGATTATTACGTAATTTGCGATAAATAAATAGTATAAATATGATAGATAGAATATTGATGATGAGATTAAAGAAGAACAGATTAGTCAATTTTTGATTATCCATAACAGGCAACATTTTTTATAATATTAATTGAATATTTTTTGAAGAAAAATAATATATGTTAGATGTAAATGGAAACATCTAAAAGTCTATATGGATTAGATATGTTGGCTAATCAATATAGAAAAAAGAGAGAGGAAAAGAAGGATGATGAAGAGCAAACATGGTATAATGATAAGTTGGAAGATTTTAGAAAAGTTATGATGAATAGATTAAAAGTTTATGATCCTTATGCTGTTAAAGCAGATCCAATTGATTATGGTATGTATAGCTTGTGGTTAAGTTATAATTGGGGTGATTTATCATTACAACAGTTACATGATAAGAAGAAATAATCCAAATATATAATATAATATAATAATGATTTCTGGAGTTAGAAGAACAATGCCTTTATGTGGTAAAAGACGTTCAAGTCGTAAAAATAAGCGAATGAGTGGTGGAGGTAATGGATATTATTTAGACCCACGTGTAGAACAGATAGCAGGTCAAGCTGTAGTTGTTGGATATGATAGTCGTGTACCTCCAGTATTTAATGGTGAATTAATGAGTGGTTCATTAGTAATGAAAGGTGGTAAAAGAAAGTCAAAGAGACGTTCAAGCAAGAATAAAAAAAAGTCATCTAAAAGACGTCAGCGATAAGTTAATGGTGGTAATTGAAATTTAGGAGATAATTTAGGTTCACTATTACGTCTAGATGTAATAGATATTTTCTTAATATCTGAATCGCTATAACGTTTATTAATGTTCAGGGGTGGTAAAGTTAAAGTATATTTAAGATGAAATTTATTAATTTTTTCAATTTGAGTATCAATATTACCTGATATATCATTGTATATTTGAATAATATTTTCTTCAATACGGTTTGAAGAGTTTATTATATTTTTAATATTATGTAAAGTCATACCAGATGTTGATATTAAAAAATCATTTTCCGCTAATTTGATTGCTGTTGGTCTAAATTTAATATCTTTATTTAATAAATTTTCTAATAAGTTAGTCCATTCTGTTCTATCATTTAATGGTTTAAAATTTTCATTACTTATTAAATAAGCTAATCTCAATATATTATTAGCTGAATATGGTGTTTCATATGTTAACATATTATATAATATACATCCTAACGACCATATATCTGTGAGTTCATTATAGCCATTACCTGAATATGTTTCAGGACTCATATATAAGGGACTACCAATACATGAGTGTAATAGATTATTATCGGGAAAGAATTTAGCGATACCTAAGTCACCTATTTTAATATTCCAATTATTATCAAAGAAAATATTAGATGGTTTGAGGTCGCGATGAACTATGTGATATTTGTGTAGGTAGGTTAAACCTAAAATAATTTGAAGAATAGTTTTAGAAATAAAGTTGTTATCTAATTTTTTATTATATTTTTTATTATAATCAATTAATGATTGTAAGTCACCATTAGATGCGTATTCAGATATTATATATACATGTTCATTATGAATAAATGAATCAATATATTTTATTATATATTGACATGTATTACATTTTTGAATACATATTTCCATAACAAGTTGTTCTTGTTCTTTGTTTGATAAATTATGTAAATACATATCTTTTAAAGCAAGTATTTGATGTGTCAATATATTTTCAACTTTATATACTATACCATGTGTTCCTGAACCAATTTTATTAAGGATACGATAATTACGTATCATAAGTATATTATATACGTATATTTCTTAGTAATGGAAAATTTGTTAGGAATATGGATGTAGCAGTAATAATTTCATCTTTAAATATCAATGTAATTATTAAGCCTAATAGTATACAAGCACAATATCCCATATAAACACCTTTCCAAGTATAACGTGAGCATAATTCACACATCATTCTACATAAAACGAAACCAGTAGCGAGGGCAATAATAAGAAAAAAAGGAATTATTAAATATAATTCAGTCATATTTTATTTATAATATATATTTGTAAATAAAATAGTTGTAGATTATGTTGAAATAGATGATGTCATTGATATTGAATTATTTCTAGAACGATACCATTTTAAACCAAAATATACAGCTAATAAAATTATTATAATAATTCCTACAATTATTCCAATAGTTGCAGGCCAACCTAATTTAGGAATTAATAAAGTCGCTAATTTATATAACAAATAGAATATAATTAAAGGAACTAAAAAAGAAATAATAGCTTTTTTTAAAAGGGCTTTATCTTCATCACTTATATTAAATTTCCTCCCACTATCTTCATTATGTGAAGCATAAGTATAACCACCTTTAAATTTTTTACGCATATTTATAATATATATTTGTAAATAAAATATATAATTATGTAGATGCTAATTTTTTACGCATAGTTCAGCATTAAAAACAACGCTAAAAATGCAAGAGCAAAAAATGATATTACTAATAATATACCTGTTACAGTATTACTTAAACTTAGTTTTTCCTTAAATAGTTTATATTCACCATATAATATAGCTAATATTATAACCAATATTATAAGTACAATACCTAAACCAGCATCACGACCACCACCTATAAATTTCTTACGCATATTTATAATATACAAATAAAAAAGTTTTGTGAGTTATTGATATAATACATATTATATTATTAACTCGTATAGAAGATACTAAATATAGTATTTATTTTTTCTTTGGTTTAACATCACTTGATGAACTTGTTGTTGATTTTTTTGTAGTTTTTTTTGCAGGAGGAGGAGTTGGAGGACGTTCATCTTCTTCTTCATCTTCTTCTTCATTTTCTTCTTCATCATCATCTAATTCATCTTTTACTTGAACTGGTTCATCATCACTGTCATCTACAGTATTTGAATATCCTTGTTTGCTATCACTATCATCTTCATCATCAATAGAAGCAGACTTACGAATAGGTTTACTATCATTTTCATCATCAATGAAAGCATAGTCTGGAATACCAGCTGGACGATATAATTTAATTTGAACTAAATCAAACTTTAAACCAGCACTTTTACCTTGGAATGAAGCAGCTTTTAATTTTAATATAGCAACAGCTTCTGTACCTTTAACGAAAGCAGTTTCAAAATCAGTGACTTCTTTACCACTATCATCATAAGCTTTAATGATGAATTTATTTTCCCAAGTAACAACGTGTGCTTTAAATGTTGGTGGATACTTATCAGTTACTTGTTTAGTTTGTTTATCTTTAGCATATTTAATTAAATCACGAATATAAGTATCAGGATCATTTTCAATACTTTTACGAACTGTTTCACTTGGCTTGCCAAACCAAGTAATAGCATTTTTAATACCATTATCTATCATACATTGTTGTAGATTACTTAAGAAATCAAAGAATTCTGCTGTGCGTGGGTTATATTCATCAGGTTTATTCTTATTATAACCAGCTAATGAGAAATCAATAGAGTATTTAACTTTATCTGGATTTGTAGTATCAACCCATTTACCAAGACCATAAGGTAATCGCATACGAGGAGTTTGAATGAAGAAATCTTGACCAGCGTATTTAACTCGGCTAGAACGGCCGCCATATTTGTTTGCTACTGGTTCGCTGAATGTGAACTTAGTAAAATCTACATTATTCGCACGATAAATATTTCCGGATTGAGTGTTCATATTGTTTGCATTAAAGGAAGACATCTTAATTTTTGTTTTCAATACGTAATAAAACTTTAAATAATTTTTAATCAAATTTTTACAAATTTTTTGATTTACTTTGGGATTTGCTTTTTTATAATAATCAAATTATAAATAATATAATACGATTATTAGAGTATTTTAATGAGCTGAACTAGTAGTAGTTGCTGAAGCAGCACTTGAAGTGAAGTGACGTGAAATATAACGTTGTAAGTTGAAATAAGTGAAACCAGTTGAAGCATCAACATCTTGTAATTTACCTAAAATATCACCTAATTTAGTATCTGGAACAAAACTACGACGATTTTCCTTAACTTGTAAGTTATGTTCACGAATGTAGTTATTAATTTGCTTAGTAACAACATTACGAGACATCTTAGTTCCGTGTGCGACGCCTAAGAAATCACATAAATTATCTGAAATACTAGTTGGGATTTGGAAACCTGAAGGAGCACGCTTTTGACCATCACCACCATTTTGACGACGTGCACGTTTAGCAGCTAAGCGAGCATTAGCACGAGCCATTTCACGACTTTCACGAGTATAGCATTTAACAGCACGACGTAATGTTGCTAACCAAGTTTTTTGAGTTTCCATTAAAGCTTCAGCTTGACTAACTAAAGTTTGGAATAAAACTTCAACTGATTGTGGTTGTTCTTCATGTGATTGTTCACTTGAAGCTTGTGGAGCAGGTGTTGATGCTGCTTGTTGAGCTGGAGCAGAGGTAGCATCATCCTTCTTTGCTGAAGGAGCACGAGCCTTCTTTTCTTTAACTGGTGCTGCTTGTTGTTCTGGAGTAGAAGCAACAGGTGCGACAGATTGTTGAGCTGTAGTAGAGGTAGCATCAGCCTTCTTTGAAGGAGCACGAGCCTTCTTTTCTGTAGTAGCAGCAGGTGCTGCTTGTTGTGCTGGAGCAGGAGTTGCTGGAGCAGATTGTTGTGTTTGAGCAGGAGTTGCTTGAGGAGCAGGAGTAGATTTTTTAGCCATTTTGAGTGAGTGTTTCTATAACACATTTTATATATGAAATCTTTAAGTATATATTACATATATTCGTCATATTTTATAAAAAAATATGAAAAATATAAACAAAACGCGATTTAATTAGAAAATGCTACCCCCGCCATTCCACTCATTATTCTTAATAAATTATAATTTACAGCATAATAATGTAATACACGAGCACTTGAACCAGTATTAATTTCTAAAGTTCCATTATCAATTCTACTAAAATTACAAGTTCCACTTGGTTGATGCTCTTCTGGATTTAATGCGAAACTATATACATAAAATCCACCTAATGGAGGTGTATTCGTAGAAGGATTACTTGCTTGTTGATTATGACCTCCTGTATGATGTTGATATGGTTGAACTAAACGGAAATAACTTCCATCTCTTTGTTGAAATCTATCTTGACCATTTAATTGTATTTGTGCTATTGTAGTATTATCTAATAATGAACCTTGAGAAGCCCAAAAATCAAATGGATGTCTTGATATACTATTATCTTTAGAAACCCATACAATTTCTTTAACCGGATGATTTAAAAATAATTTATTTGTATTACTTGAATTAGGTGCTATACTTATACCATTAGAATATTGAACTTGTTCTATTAAATATTCATGTGATACTTGTGCGAACCGACGACGTTCATCTGTATCTAAATATATATAATCAACATATACATCACAATATAAAAGTTGTGCGTTAGATGTAACTAATGAACCATTATTATTTACTAAAAATGAATTATTCATTTGTATATTTATTTTTACTTCATGATATTGTAAAGCAACTAATGGTAATGCTAAACCTGGATTACGACAAAACCAGAAATGTAAAGGAACATAAACTTTAGTATAATTAGAATTATTACTATCTTTTAATGAACCATTAATCATTTTATTCAATTTTTGCCAATTAGCTTCAGTATGTGTTAATTGTGTCCATATATCCATCCATTCACCGTAATGTCTATCTACTACCTGTCCTCCTATTTCTATTTCAATATTATCTATAACTTGATGTCCCACACGCCAAGCATTACTAATATCTTGATTAAATGTCATTTCTAAATATATACGATGCACAAGGTCACCATTACGACCTAAAATACAACTGAATGTGTTACCTAAACCTATTGTTCCATTCATTGTTTGAGATATAGATTCCATAGCGAAGTTTGTATGTCTTTTATATACAACTTTAAAGAATGTTATTTGTGGATTTCCTGTTAAATATGTATCTTGAGCGCCATAAGCGACTAATTGCATTAAACTTCCAGTCATTTTTGCGATATAGTATAACTTATATTTTAAATATATTTTATTTTATACTTGTTATTTACATCTTATATAAAATGAAAATAACATATTAATAAGTTTCTTAGTTAGAGTAAGCTAAACCACCCATACCAGACATAATACGTAAAACGTTATAGTTAACAGCATAGACTTTAACTACTGTGCTGCTATCAGTAGTTGAGAGTGTTCCAGATGGAAAACCTATTAAATTAGTTCCATATGATAAGTTTAATACAGCATTATCAATACGTGAAAAGTTACAAGTACCTGATGGTTGATGTTCTTCTGGTTTAAGAGCAAATGAATAGACATGAGTTGCTGATAAAACTCCACTTTCGTCTTCTGTACTACTTCTATCAGTTGAGTTTAAGAAACGACCACAACCACTATGATGTTCATAACGTTGAACTTTAGTGAAATAATCACCGGAACGACGTTTAAAGCGGTCTTGACCGTTTAATTGTAATAATGCATCTTTACAAGTAACATATTGTGTAAAATCACTAAAATTATTTGAATTATCAATTAACCAAACTAATTCTTTAACTGGATGATTGAAACGTAATTCGTGTTGTGATGAAGTAGCATTTGCTTGGCCTACACTTAATGCATTTGAAAATTGAACTTGCTCAATTAAGTATTCGTGTGAAACTTGCGCAAAACGACGGCGTTCATCAGTATCTAAGAAGATATAATCAGCCCAAATACTACAACCTTGTAAGTAACTACCGCCTACTGGATTAGGTGGATAACTCATACTATTTAATGGTTCAAATTGAACATTAATTTTAACTTCATGATATTGTAAAGCAATTAATGGTAACGCTAAACCTGGATTACGACAAAACCAAAATTGTAATGGTATATGTAAACGATTTGGTGCATTAACGGATGATGGACCCACATCTGTTGGGTCTACCATATATTCTAATAAACGTGATTGATCAAAAGTATGAGTTAAATCACACCAAACAGCCATCCATTCACCATAATGTTTATCAATAACTTGACCTCCAATTTCAACTTCAACAAAATCTAATATTTGGAAACCATAGTAAGATAATAGTGAAGATGCTGGTGCCGCACCAGTACTTCCAACTCCTGAAATATCTAAATCAACTTGTAAGTATAAACGATGTAATAAATCACCATTACGAGCAATAGTACAGGTAACACGGCGTCCTAAATCAGCAGAACCATTGAAAGTTTGTTCAATAGCTTCTACTGAGAAGTTAGTGTGACGACGATAGACAACCTTGAAGAATGTAATTTGTGGATTACCAGTTAAATAAATATCTTGAGCACCATAAGCAACTAATTGCATTAAACCGCCAGCCATTTTGAATTAATAATATATAATTAACGTATATTTTTTTTTGTAATTCTCATTATATATTTAATGATGATAACATATAAATGTATACAAACCTCTTAATTAGAGTAAGCTAAACCACCCATACCAGACATAATACGTAAAACATTGTAATTGACAGCATAGACCTTTAAGACTGTTCCTGATGGAATACCACCTGCTGGAACTGCTGGAACACCCGAACTAGTTGATGCTGATAAGAATTCTAAGTTTAATACAGCATTATCAATACGTGAAAAGTTACAAGTACCTGATGGTTGGTGTTCTTCTGGTTTAAGAGCGAATGAATAAATATGAGTTGCACTTAATATATTTGAACCAACAAAATCTGGATTACCTGTAGTATTAACAGTTAATGCGTTAGTAATAAAAGCACGACCTGCACCAGTATGATGTTCATAACGTTGAACTTTAGTAAAATAATCACCAGAACGACGTTTAAAGCGGTCTTGACCGTTTAATTGTAATAAAGCAGTTGAACATTGATAATAACCATTAAAATGTGGAGCAGTTGAACTAGCAGAAGCATCAACTAACCAAACTAATTCTTTAACTGGATGATTAAAGCGTAGTTCGTGTTGAGTAGTAGTAGCACCAGTCGCAACGGTTAAAGCATTTGAATATTGGACTTGTTCAATTAAATATTCATGAGATACTTGTGCGAAACGACGACGTTCATCTGTATCTAAGAATATATAGTCAGCCCAGATACTAGTATTTGATAAGAATGAACCACTACCAACTGTACCAATAACAGTTGGATTAGAATTAGAAAATTGAACATTAATCTTAACTTCATGATATTGTAAAGCAATTAATGGTAATGCTAAACCTGGATTACGACAGAACCAAAATTGTAATGGAATATGTAATCTATCTAATAATGTAGCATTAGTATCAACACCATCTAACATTTGACTTAACATAACTGATTGGTCTAAAGTATGAGTTAAATCACACCATACAGCCATCCATTCACCGTATTGTTTATCAATAACTTGACCTCCAATTTCAACTTCAACATAGTCTAATAATTGGAAACCTAAATATGCATTACCTAATGAGTTACCACCAGATGATGAAACATCCACTTGTAAGTATAAACGATGTAATAAATCACCGTTACGAGCAATAGTACAAGTAAAACGACGACCAATATCTGCAGCACCATTGAAAGTTTGTTCAATAGATTCTACTGCAAAGTTAGTGTGACGACGGTAGACGACCTTGAAGAAGGTAATTTGTGGATTACCAGTTAAATAAATATCTTGAGCACCATAAGCAACTAATTGCATTAAACCACCTGCCATTTTGAATTAATAATATATAATAGAAATAGATTTTTTTTTACTGTAATTATCATCTTATATTAAAATGATAATAACATATGAATGTATACAAACCTCTTAATTAGAGTAAGCTAAACCACCCATACCAGACATGATACGTAAAACATTGTAATTGACAGCATAAACTTTTAAGACTGCACCTCCTGGTAATGATGCAGCTGGAACACCTGAATTAGCAGAAGCAGTAGTGAATGATAAGTTTAAGACTGCGTTATCAATACGACTGAAGTTACAAGTACCGGATGGTTGATGTTCTTCAGGTTTAAGAGCGAATGAATAAACGTGAGTCGCATTTAATACGTTAGGTCCACCAAATCTAGGATTACCACCAGCTCCAGTTAATGCGTTTAATAAGAAGGCACGACCTGCACCAGTGTGGTGTTCATAACGTTGAACTTTAGTGAAATAATCACCCGAACGACGTTTAAAGCGGTCTTGACCATTTAATTGTAATAAAGCATCTGAACATTGAACATAAGTACTAAAAGTAGTATCATTTGATGATGGATCAACTAACCAAACTAATTCTTTAACTGGATGATTGAAACGTAATTCATGTTGAGTAGTACTAGCATTTGAAGCAATGGTTAAAGCATTTGAGTATTGAACTTGTTCAATTAAGTATTCATGTGAAACTTGTGCAAAACGACGACGTTCATCAGTATCTAAGAAGATATAGTCAGCCCATATAGTAGTATTATTTAAATAAGCATTATTAACTTGTGTAATAATAGCTGGGTTTTGTGTAACAAATTGAACATTAATTTTAACTTCATGATATTGTAAAGCAATTAATGGTAATGCTAAACCTGGATTACGACAGAACCAGAATTGTAATGGAATATGTAATCTTTGAATAGGTGAGGTTGTTGCCGCATTAGCTGAATCTACCATACATCCTAACATAACTGATTGATCAACAGTATGAGTTAAATCACACCAAACAGCCATCCATTCACCGTATTGTTTATCAATAACTTGACCTCCAATTTCAACTTCAACATAATCTAATATTTGGAAACCTAAGAAAGCTGAATTAGAATCAGTTGGTGTTCCAGTAATATCTACATCAGTTTGGATATATAAACGATGTAATAAATCACCATTACGAGCAATAGTACAAGTGAAACGACGACCAATATCAGCAGCACCATTGAAAGTTTGTTCAATAGATTCTACTGCAAAGTTAGTGTGACGACGATAGACGACCTTGAAGAAGGTAATTTGTGGATTACCAGTTAAATAAATATCTTGAGCACCATAAGCAACTAATTGCATTAAACCACCAGCCATTTTGAATTAATAATATATAATAGAAATAGATTTTTTTTTAATGTAATTATATTTAAATTCTTAAGCGAATAATATATTCAAAATTCCATCTTTTATTCTTATAATATTGTGACGAACTAAATATACATTACATTCCGCAAATTGATTTCCACTAGGGTCTTGGCTTACATCACTTAAATTATTAAACTCTAATGTCAACTGACTATGTGTAAATTGTTCAGTGCTTAAGAAACCAGTATCCTTATTTAAAACCGGTTCTAATCCAAATGAATATGTGTATAATGGTAATATTGGAACAAACTTACTACCTAAATTATCTAAGTAATAAAATGGAAAGGTGTTATATTCATTAGGATGTAATATCAATGATTGAGCCGAACTTATATCATTATATTCGTATATCTTAAAAGCACTATCGCACTTAAAATGCTCATATCTTTGAATTAGTTTATAATAATCACTTGTTGTATCAACTAACATATTACCATTAATATTTATTGATGCTCTCTTAAGTCCATCTATAAGTTTTCTAAAACTAATATTAGTATTTGTATTCTGATAACCTTCCATTAATGCGATATTCCATAATAAATATTCCATATAATGTGTCTGCGGTATTGTAACTTTATATGTACTATTCGGTGTAACACGGACTTTATCAACTCTATTAACTTGTTTAATAATATATTCTAATGGTAAATTAGTAAAACGTTCTTTTTCTTCAGGTGTTAAAAAACCATATTTATATAAACATTCAATATCTCTTATAGAACGTGTGGAAGGACCTTTAAATTGTTTAAGAGTGACTCTTATAGTAATATTATTATCTTTAATAGCCCACAATGGGAATGCGTTCATAGGTGATTTATGAAACCAAAAAGGTAAAGGAACATATAAATTTATGAATGATGGTGATGATGCTGACATTTGTGCGCCAATCTTAGCATATTCATAAGATACCATTGGAACTAATTCATTTTTCTGTTGTTGATTTAAATATAAATCATAATATGATAATATATATAAGCTATCAAGCTCACTAATTACTTTATTATTATGAATAAATTGAACTGTATCAATAATATTCATAAATGTTTCTAAAGCATATGTATTAGAAGCCATAGATCCGACATTTCCAGAATAATCCCATTGTGTTGATGTTTCTAATTTAATACGTAAATATACATCAGTTAATAAATCACCATTAATAGGAACATGTATATCTAAACCCATATTATCGTAGATAAAATTAGTATTATTCTTATCATTATTTCTAACAACTAACCAATCAGTTCCAAATTGTGTATGAGTTTTTATATCGCGTTGAAAAAAAGTATATTCAGCATTCTGATTAATCATACCATCTTGCTCGCCAATTGCGAGTAACATAATTCTAGCGTTTGACATAATAGTATTATTTTATTATATCAAATGAAAAAAAGCTATATTATGTAGCGAATGCTAAACCAGCCTTACCACTCATAATTCTCAAAATATTTATATTTAATGCGTATATATTCACATACTTAGCTGTTAAATTACTCGTTAATGATGTTGAACTATATGTAAAATTATCAGTATCACGATACAATTTCATTTTTAGTTGTGCTTGCTCTAATTTTGAAAAATTTACTGAACCAGATGGTTGAGTTTCAGTCGGATTAAAAGCAAAATTATAATTATAAAAACCCATTCCTATCGGATATATATTAGATTTATAATTTGGTGATTTATTACTATTCCTATTCAAATTATATACATTCAATAATGAACTATTTAGATGATGTTGATAATCTTGAACGAAGCGAAAATATTGTGGTTCTAATGGTTCAGTTACATCTTTACCATTCATAACTAAATTACATTCTTTCATCTGTTCTCGTAAATAATTTGCATTTCTCCAATAATTATAATACAATATACCAGTTGTATTATCAAATAAATTGTGTGATAGATCAACACTACTTAAATCAACTCTATTATCTTTTATACCCCAAAATATAGATTTTACAGGATGATTAAAACGCAAATCAAATCTATGTGTTAAATCTTCATATCTATCATTTGTCATACTTGAAGTATATAGTTGAACTGGATTATTTAAACTAGATTGAACTTGTGTAATCATATATTCTAATTGTTTTGATGAAAATAACACACGTTCATCTTTATCTAAATGTATATATTCACATAACATTTGAAGTCTATTTAATGATAAGTTTGTATTTGTAATACTATTAGCTAGAGTAGTTAAATTGGATACATATGTGGTAGGAATACTCTTTTGATTTAATTGAACTTCAATTCTAACTGTTGAATATTGTAATGCTATTAATGGTAATGATAATCCAATATCATTATTGAACCAAAATCTTAATGGTAAAAATAATGTTTTCTTATTATTACCAAGTGAATGAATACCAGTCATTAAGCCAGTAGCTAATTCCTTTCTTTTGTCCTGCATCAATTCTAAATATAACATTAACCAATCACTGTAATGACGGTCAATTAGTTGACCATCTATTATAATATCAATATGTTCTATAAATGAATATCCGAATAGATTGACATTTGAAATATCAACTTGATTAGGAATTTCAATATCAAACACTAAATACATTCGGTGTAATAAATCTCCACTTTTTGGAATATCTACATATAATTTACGACCATACGCATTAGCAGTTTCACCAATAAATGGAACATATACAGGATCTAATGCGAAATGTGTATGTCTTCTATAAGCACCCTTAAAAAAGGTAAATTGTGGATTACCTACTAAATATTTATCTTGCTCACTCTTTACAGCAAGTAACATATAACCTAAACCCATTGATTATTTTATATTATAGGTATATAATTATTTTTATTCTTTAAACACAATAAGAGTAAGCTTTTTTTATAAAAGTCAAAATATGATTATATTATAAGATGTCTAATAAAATAATCAGTCTAAAAAAGAAAAAAAGACGAACAAAAGAATATACTAAAAATGAAATAGAAGAATTACTTGACAATTTTGTTCGTATTGATAATATTGACGAAGTTCCTGTAAATTCACAAGTTAGATATGTCACAATTGATAGCAATCATAAACAATGTTTTCGTGAAGGAGGAAGGCTTGTATATACTACAGATAAATCGGTATGTTTATCACGTGGTTCTTTTAAATGGTATGTAAAAAAACAGCATTATGAATTTCCAGATGATAAAGAACCTATATTTGAAACTATTTTTTGGAAAAAGAGAGATTATATGGATGATTTAATAGACCATATTGAAAATCAAACAAATGAAATACAGTTATTGAAAGAACAATTAAATATGTGTAAAGAAATATTAAAAATATTAAAAGATGAAAATAAAATTACAAAAAATGCTATAGAATTAATAAAAACTCAAGTTTCTAAATGTAAAGAAATGTGCTTGTCTCTAAAAGAACGTAAGACATCAAAAAGAAACTAATTATTTACTCTGTAAAGATGAAGATAACCTATTACCTATATTTCGCATCTTTTCCATTAAATTCACTTTTTCTCTTATTAAAATTAGTAATACTATAACTATAACTCCTAATATGAATAGTATTATATACATAAGTGAATCATCTTTTTGCTCCTTAATTAAGGCATTTTGAGATAATAATGAACATTGACTTCTAAATGCCATGTCATCATAACATCTCATTGATGAACCATAGTTTTCTTTATTAGCTCTATCAGTATTAGGATTATATAATACTTCTCTTGCATCATCATTTCTAGCTCCACGATTACTCTCATTTGGAAATAATTGCTTCATCTTATCAAAAAACTTTATACTAGCATATACTGGATTCGCCATTACAACCCATGTAACATTTTCAGTACATGGTTCTCTTATAATAGACCCTTGATAAGTATAAAATCCTTTATCTTCAGGTAATACATCAAATATATTCCAATCTTTACCTAAATTCACTAATTTAGCACTATTAGTTGATGGTATAATATCTACAAATTCATCAAGAAAACCTTTTGAAGCACTAGCAATATCATTATTGTCTAGTTGTAAAAATACAGAAACAATTAATAAATTTTTAGTTATTGTATTACGATGATTTATCATGATTTCTCCATTATACGATTTACCATCTATTTTATGTGAAGCTGGTATAGTTATCGTTATTGTTTCTAGACTGAATACTTCATCCTTATATACAACACTTGAACCAGGGTCATACCTAATAGTGAAACTAAACCCATTATTTTCAATAGAACATAATGAGCTTCTATAAAAAAAACGTAAATTACATAAGGCATTACACTGCTTAGCATTAGCTGATATAATATTTATAGGTGATTGTCTATTTCCGACGATACATTTACTTTGTTCAAAAGTATTACTTTGTTTACTATCTTGAGCTGACATGTTATTATATTAATATTATTATGGATAAAAAATTATTCTATAATAATAGAATATGAAAGAGTGGCAACAAATAATAATAGGCCTTTTTGTAATCTTACTATTTGGTTACTATCTAGGAATAACTATTGCTTCAGTCGTTGATTATAGATTGAAAGATGCTATAATAAATTTACCTGAACAAAAAAATACAATATATGTCAACATAGATGATAAAGAAACTATTGAAAAATTTACACAAAATAAAAGTGCTAAAATAGTTCAAAAAAATAGAAATAATGTTGGTGTTTGCTCAAAAAATAAAATATTTGAACATTTTGAACCTACCATTACTAAAAATAATGATGATACAATAGTTGACCAAAATCAAAAAGCATATGCTCTATCATATAAATTAGCTAAAACTTTACAAACAGAAACTTTACCATATCAAGCTTCTAATTCATATGATTTAGCACAATCATATTCTACATTTGAAAAATAAAAGAGATACATAATGATTTAAAGATTATATCTTATATTACTATAATTTAAGATGTCATCATCACAAACAAATGAATATGTAGTAACCGAATGTAAATCATTTGATGAACTCGGTTTAAATGAAGATTTATTACGTGGTATTTATTCAATGGGTTATGAAATTCCATCACCTATACAACGTAAAGCAATAAAACCTATGTTAGAACATCGCGACCTTATCGCACAATCTCAATCAGGAACTGGTAAAACAGCAACCTTTTTAATCGGTGCTTTAAATCAAGTTGATAGAACTATAGAAAGACCTCAAATACTTGTTATTTGTCCTAATCACGAATTAGCACAACAAATATATTATAATTTTACGTGTTTATCACAATATATGAAATTGAAAAGTGCTTTATTAATTGGAGGTGTCTCTATTGATAGCAATAAAAAAGCTTTAGATGGAGGTGCTCAATTTATTGTAGGAACACCTGGTCGTATTCAAGATATGATTAAACGATATGTTTTAAGAATGACAAAATTGAAATGTTTAATTATAGATGAAGCAGATGAAATGCTTTCTAAAGGCTTTAAAGAACAATTATATGAAATTTTTCAATTTGTTCCTAAACAATGTCAAGTTTGCGTATTTAGTGCTACTATGCCGGAATCTGCATTAGAAATAACTAATAAAATTATGACAGATAATGTTGTTCGTATCTTAGTAAATCCCGAACAAGTTACATTAGATGGTATTGAACAATTTTATTTAGGTGTTGATAATGAAAACTGGAAAATAGAAACTTTAGTAGATTTATATGAAAGACTTCGTATTAATTTAACAATTATATTTGTAAATTCACGTAGAAAAGCTGAAGATATTAAAGAAAAATTAGAAGAACAAAATTTCTCAGTTGCACTTTTACACGGTGAAATGAAACACATTGAACGTGAAAAAGTTATGAAATCATTTAGAACTGGCGAAAGTCGTATTCTCTTAACAACTGATATTATTGCTCGTGGTATTGATATACAACAAGTATCAGTTGTTATTAATTATGATTTACCTAAAATGTGTGAAACTTATATACATCGTATTGGTAGAACGGGACGTTATGGTCGTAAAGGTATTGCTATCAATTTCGTTACTGAAAATGAAACACCTATTATTGATAGATTACAAAAATGGTATAAAACTAAGATTAGTCCATTACCTGAAAATATAAGTTCACTTTTTTAAAAAAAAAAAATCTAAAATTTAATCTATTATAAAATATGTCATCATACAAGAATATATTTTCTAATAAAAATATTGAATATAATATGATTGTCGCTCATGATTCTTATTATGGTATTGGTAATGAAGGGCGTATACCATGGTATATAAGTGAAGATTTAATATATTTTCGTGATATTACATTGAATCATATTGTAGTTATGGGAAGAAAAACATATGATTCAATTCCATCTACTAGAAAACCATTAAAAGATAGAATAAATATTGTATTAACTAATAATTACGAAAACTATCAATCTAGTGATAATTTAATTTATTGTAATGAAAGTAAATTAGAATACTATATTGACTATTTTAATAAAATGAATAATATTAATAAAGTATTTTTTATAGGTGGACGTGCAATTTATAAAAAGTATATGAATATTGTTGATAACTTATATATTACAAATGTTTGTAAAGATTATAAATGTGATGTTTTTTTTCCTGAATATGAAAATAATTTCTATATATTTAAAATAGTAAAAACATTATATTCAAGTAATGAAGATTGTAATGTAGTATTTAGACATTATAAGCCAAAATAAAAAAAAAGAAAAAATTAAATGATTATATTATATAATGAAACTTTTACATAAAATTACTGGATTATTTAAATCAATTCCTACATACATGTTATGTGGTATTGTAGCGGCTATAATAATTTTAATAGTAATTTATTTATATGGTCTTCCTAAATCATCAAAAACTAAGAAGAATGAAACTTTTACTAATTTAGAATCACCATCAAGTTTTATGATGTTCTATACTGATTGGTGTCCTCATTGTACTCATGCTAAACCTGAATTTAACAAAGTTATGGATAAGTGTACTTCTGGTGAATTGAATGGTAAAAAAATTGTTGTTAAGATGATTAATGCTGAAGAAAATAAAGACATGGCTCGTGAATATAAGGTTGATGGATATCCAACATTAATATTTACAAAAGATGGTAAAAATTATACATATGAAGGAAATAGAACAGAAAAAGATATGATGAGTTATTTAGAAACTATGCTTCGCTATTAAATCTATATTTATAATAAAATGAATAAAGTTCAAAAAAAAGATGATGATTTACCTCCTATTGAAGAATATCTATTAAATGGCGGTGGTAAATCATTAAAAGATACTTTATTAAAGATTCTATTTAAAGATGCTAAAAATAAAAAAAGAAGTAAAAAAGTTTCTAGAAAAAAGAGACTAAGTCGTAAAAAAAACATTAAAAATAAAAAGTAGCTAGTGCGTAATTAGTAATATTATTTTATAATTTTATAGATTATAACATAATATGGAAAAATACGTTTTAATTGGTTTAATTGCTGTAGCAGTCATTGCTGTATGTGGAATTTGTTATTATGTATATAATAAATATAAGAAGGGTGCTTCTAAATGTGAAGGAGATAATTGTCCTCTTCCAAAAAAAGAAATGTCAGCTAATTGTGTAGGTGATGTATGTACACGACCAGAATTAGAAAGAGTTGAACCAGTTGATAATACATCAACTATTAGTGATGATTCATCAAATGATTCAGCTTGAAGGGTATACTGGTTGAGCTGAATTATCTTTTTCATAGTTAGAACAGTTTGATACAGGTTTACCATAAACTTCAAAGTTTTCTTGATACATACCTTCTAATAGATTACTCATTTGAACACCATACATTACAACTACAAAAATTATTGTAATTGTTAATGCCATAATCATATCATGATTAGATAAATAAACAATAATGAATAAAACTAAACCACGAAATAATGGATTAGAGAATAATGAACGTATAGAACGTGGTAATGCGATATGTAAACGAGGTCCATACATTGCTAAGAAAACGGCTAAAATAGCAAATACATAAGTATTTTCAATTAAATTTTTAGTTAACCACTTTTGCATATTAATTATATTATAATGATACATAAAAAATATTATTTATCTTCTTCTTTTTTCAAACAACTTTCAAAATGTTCTCTAATATCAGCACTATCTACTAACATTATAATTAATAAAAATGCTAGAGATACTAATAATGATAATTTTAAATCATGTGATGATAAGAAAACTATCAATAATATTACTAATAAACGAAACCATGAAGCATTAAATAATAAGCGAATATTCTTAGGTAATCTTGGATGTAATCTTGGACCATATACAGCTAAAAATACTGCTATTAATCCATAAAATATAGGATTTTCTAATAATTCCATACACATTTATAGTATAAATAAAGATATTTTATTAGTTCATATGTGAGCGAATATCTTCTAATTCATTTTCCCAATTTTCATTATAATGACTAGCAGTTTCACTAGGAATATCATCAGGAAATTTAGTTTTCCATTCTTTCTTAAACTCATTATACCCTAATTCATATATTTCTTCTTTACTTTCACGTGACATTTTATAATCAGTTATATATGATATTGGAATTTCTAATTGAATTGTATGTTCTTTATAAAGTTCAATAATATGTTTTTCTAATGAACCTATAATAACCATAAATATAGATGAAATATAGTTAACAAAATCATTTTTCTTCATATCATTTTCATTATTATTATTAGTATATAAAAATGATATACCTAAAGTATTTTCAATATCATCTTTAAAATAGTATATTGGATAGTTACAAGATACACCACCATCTACATATAAATCATCATCTATTTTAATTGGTTGAAAATATAGTGGGTACGTACATGATGCTCTTATAGCTTTCCATAATTCTACATGTGGTGTTTTATCAAAAGAGAAAATAGTTTTTTCTTTTTTTGTTAGATTAGTTGTGAATATGAGTAAATTTTTATTTTTATTATAATTATTTATATCTTCAAATGTAGCATTTTCATTACCCAATTTAACTTTAATACAGGCTTTTATTAATTTTGTAATTCTTTCGCAATCATCAATACCAAACGTATCAAAGAATGATAATATATTATGTATATTAATTTCACCCATTTCTGTATTTACTAACTTCAATAAATTACCAAATTGTTTTGAATTAATATTCAATGTAATCATTAAAGAAAATATTGAACCTATTGATACACCCAATATATTTTTAATATTATTAATATGACCCGTTTCTTCAAGATATCTCATAACTCCTATATATGAAAATCCAGCTTGACCACCACCACTTAATACAAGATTCGTAATCATTATTATATAGTGTGAATAATAATGTTTATGTTTTTTATGTATATAATAAATAAGATGTTGAACATTTTTGAACTTAATCGTAAAAAAGATGAACGTGAAATTAAAAAATATAACACTTATAATCAAATACTCTCTAAATGTCATACCCGTATTCAACTCAGTTCTGAACGAGATTTACAATATTGTGTTTATAATATTCCTAATTTTGTTGCAGGATTACCTACATATGATAGTATAAAGTGTGCCGATTATATAATAGAAAATTTAAGAAAAAATGGCTTTAAAGTTATGTATGGGTATCCAAATATACTCTATATTTCATGGACTCATATACCATCAAATATTACTAATCCATATGTAAAGAAGATTGAAACTGATATGATGGTAAACCCTTATAAAGATTATTCTAAAGATATCAATATGATTTCTCATTTAACTACGGAAGTTTCTTCACCAAGACATCACAATGTTATAGCTGATGATAAGTATGATATTAAGGCATTAATAACAAGACCTTTTAAGTTTTAATAGCGACGCCCCATATTTGTAATATTTTCCATCATAAATATAACAAATATACCTGTAGAGATATATAGAATAACGTCAAATAAACTATCTTTATCTTGTTGTTTTGTAGAAAATTTTTGTAATTCTTCTATTCTTTCTCTCAATTTTTTATTATCACTCTTAAGTTCTTCTATCAATTTTGTATATGGATTTACTTGATTTGATACTATACGTTTTTGATGTTCATCTTCAAATTCAGATAAATGTTCTTTCATTGTATATTGTGGACGTGGAATATCCATTGGTGTTGGATTAGGCTCATATATTTTATTAGAATAACCATATTTTTCAGTAGGTGGAGGTTGTTTAACAAGTTCTTTTTCATCATCTGGATAAACTTCAACATTCCATGCTTCTTCTAAAGTGCAGTATGGCATTTTAAATACAATTTAGAAAATAATATGTAAATATTATATACTATTTTTGATATGAAAGATTTAGCAAAAATGCTAACTAATAATAAAATTACTACCATCGTTGTAAGTATGTTAATTATTTTATATTCTGCTTTAGCTGCTCCATCATTACCAAACTCAGTTATTCTTTTCTTTGATACATGGTATGGTAAATTATTATTCATGTTTTTAATAGCATTTGTAGCATCTAATAATATTCAAGTAGCATTAGTTATATCTATTTTGTTTTTTATAATTTTAAATTTAGCTACACAATTAGAATTGAATAAAGAATATTATGAAGATAAAACTAAAATAGATGAATTAGATACAGATACTAAGAAATTTGCTGATTGGTTTTTTCTAAATAGTGATTTAAATAAAAGACTTACTAAATATGAAAATCAACCATTGAATATTGACCGAGAAGGTGACCTATTAATAGGTCGCAATTTATTAATTGCTAAGTATGCTAAAGAAGCGAATGTGTCACCTATAGTTATTAAAAACTTTTTTGATAAATGGGGTATTGAAAAAGATTTTAGTGATAAGTTAATAAGTTATACATCTAAAAAAGATATTGGACTAGCTAATACACTTCCTAATGTATCACCATCTACTAATATTTTTTAATAGTATACAATATAAAATATGTTAGTTAATGATAAAATATCAACTTCAATTGTAACTTTATTAATTATTTTATATGCTGCTTTAGCTGCTCCTTCTTTACCAAATTCAGTTATTCTTTTCTTTGATACTTGGTATGGTAAATTATTATTCATGTTTTTAATTGGATTTGTAGCATCACATAATATTCAAGTAGCATTAACAATATCAATATTATTTATGATAATATTAAATTTAGCAACTAGATTAGAATCATCAAAAGAACATTTTTATAATGTCACTAATGTAATAGATAAATCAATGGAATTAGATGAAGATATGAAAAAATTTATAGATTGGTATGATACACCTGATGTACGTGATAAATTGAATAATAATACGACGGATTATGGAAAAGGAATAAGTAATTTATTATTCGCAAGAACAGTAATATATACAGAAATGGCGACTGCCGCAATGGTTCCAAGAAAAACGGTAAAAAAATTTATTGAAAATATTGATATTGATACTGATTTTACAAAAAATGTTAATGAATATAAAAAGGCGAAAAAACAGTCATCTAATAAATAAAATTTAAGAATAATAATTTTCTTAAGTTTTTAAATTTTTAATTATATAGTATATATAATAATGAAAGATTTAACAAAACTTCTAACCAATAATAAGATGGCAACTTTAATTGTCAGTTTATTAATTGTTTTATATTCTGCTTTAGCAGCACCAGCATTACCAAATTCAGTCATTCTATTTTTTGATACATGGTTCGGTAAATTATTATTCATGTTTTTAATAGCATTTGTAGCATCACATAATATTCAAGTAGCTTTAGTAATCTCAATATTATTCTTTGTAATATTAAATTTAGCTACTAAATTAGAAGTTGAAAATTTTAGAGAACAACAAAATGAACATTTTGAAGAACAAAAATCAGAACAAAAATCAGAACAAAAATCACCTGATTTAAGTACTGAAATGAACAATAAATTTAAAGAAACATTATGTAGTATGGTAAAACAAGACATGATGCCTGATATGACAATGAATGTTCGTGATTATGCTTCAAAACATATGGATAAAATAACTAAAGCATTAGGTATTTCAAAAGAAGCAGTTAATAGCATGTTGGAAAATATACAAAATACAACATTAGATAAATTATGTGAAAATACAAAAGTTGCGACTGAAAGCTTTGAAGATGGAACAGTTCTAGTTGTTAATCCAGCAGACCCAATGAATGAAGTAGGAGCACCTGTTGATTTTTAGGTCATAAAATGAATTAATATTATATTGATATATTACAAATATATCAATGGAATTTAACATATTCAATTATAAAATTACACCTAATATGATGTATGTTATAATTTTAATTATTTATATATCAGTAATTTCTATATATACACCACGTCCTTGGTTATCTTTAATAAATCATCCATATATTAAGTTCACTATATTATTATTCATATTTTATACAATATGTTTTGATGAAGACTTAATGTTAGGTATATTTATGTTGGTCGCATTTGTAGTTACTATTAATATGGATAATTCAATACAAGCCGCTAAAGAATTATATAAAAGTGAACTTTTAATTAATGAAAGTTTTGAAAATAATAATAATAAAAAAGATAGTGATGATGTTGTAAATGATGAAGAAGATAATGAAAAATATGAAAATATAATGACTGATAAAACACTAAAAGATACATTTTCTGTATTACATGAATCAATACACGAATTACAAAAAATGGTAGATAATAAAAATGCACAATATAATAAAAAACCACAATAAGTAAAATATTTTATTATAGTATAATGCGTAATAAAATATTAGGTGGTGATATACCATATCAACCAACTACTAATCATCAAGAACCAGAAGAAGAATCTATGGATAATTATGGTATATATTTTACATCATTAAAAGGTTTTTTGAAAAGTTTAAACGATGATGTTAATATAGAAATTGATGATCATATTTCTATTATATTTAATACTATTCTTGGTCGTGATTTATATGATGATTGGTTAAGTAATATAGATATATCTCAACAACATAAAAATGGTATATTAAAATTATTTACTATAATCTCCAATTTAAATGAAAATGATGATGACTATAATATGTCGCAATACATGATGCACAAAATAGCATATGATGAAAATGATATATTAGATGAAAAAAAAATAGTATCTAAATATAAATGTTTTGTAGTTGAAGATAATACAACTCCTGATAACATTGAAAAATTTAGAACTATAACTATAGCACGTGTAGAAAGTGACGAAGATGGTAGATTTGATACAATAGGTATTGATGAAAATGAAGTAATTCAAAAATGGAAATTTATTAATATATTAGTATTTGTAACAAACTTATATGACGAAGACGTAGAAATGAATGAAAAATTAATAGATGGTTTAATAACATCTTTAGGAAAGGGAAAAAATGTATTAGTTGCTCTTGATTATGGAAGAAATATAGATGAAGAATTATATTTACAATTAAGTTCATTTGGATTTGAAAAAATAGATGATTTAAGTGGTGAATTAGATGAATTATATTTAATTAGAGGTGATATAACGGGAGGTAGAAGAAAAATGAGAAAGAGACGATCATCAAAGAGAAAATCATCAAAAAAGAAATCATCAAAAAAAGTAAATTATCGTAAAAGAACATCTAAAAGAAATATAAAGATGCGTCGTTAAATAATAAAAAACCTATTTAGGTATATTAAATGACACCGTTTTTTAAATATTTTACTATAACTTCTATTTCTTATTTAACTGCACGACGTATATTTTATTATCCATTTATTGAAAGTAAGAATGATAATAAACCAATTTTATATTCAGAATATTTTATAGAAACAATACTACCACTACCAACATATATGTTTACATTCCCTATAGCATTTTATACAGATATTATTCTAATGGAAAAATATATAAGAAATATACCAATTAATACATATGAATCATTGCCACTTTTTCCATTTACAAATAGTGATTATAGATTGAAAAAGAAATATCTTAATTAATTATAAATATGAGTAGTACATTGAATACGATACAGACATATTTACATAAAATAAATCAAAATAATATATTTCTTGGATTAACTATGATTTTAATGAATATAGGTAGTCGTTATATTGAAGTTCAATTATCATCAAATCATAAAAAGTTTTTTTCATCTAAGTTTGGTCAATATTTATTCTTATTTATAATTGTTTTTACTGCAACACGTGATGTATTACTATCATTAATGGTAACAATAATTTTCATTATAGTTGTATTAAATCTATTTCATGAAGAAAGCAAATTATGTATTCTTCCTAAGTCATTTACAGAAATTGACACAAATAAGGATGGTGAATTATCACCAGAAGAAATAAAGCAAGCTTATCTTAAACTTAAATCACAAGGTAAAATAGATTAATGAATTAATAAATCTCTAAATATTACATTTATATTTAGATATTTATAAAGATAATGTAGATGAAGATGATTTAGATGGTTTTTGAAATATTGTCTTCTTACGTGAACCACGTTCAGTTCTACTAATGATTTCAGATAAACTTTCATCTCTATTTGTTGTAGAACTCTTCAAATCATCTAATATTTCATCTAGTCCTTGTGGTGCAGGAATAGATTTACCTCTAGGAGCAGATGATACTACATTTATTGAACTTTGACTACGAATATCATTATTAGGAACTGGTCGTGGAGCATAAGGTGGTAAATCATTTGCAGGTGGTGTTCGTGGACGACCCATTTGTGCCATATTGTTCATCATTGATGCAGCTTGTCTTTGTTCAGCAGGCATTTGATTTACTGCAGCGTTAGCAAATTGTCTCATTAATTCTGGATTTTGTTTCAATATATCTTCAATACCAGCTGGTGCTGACTTAAACATAGAATTTGACAAATGATACATAAAACCTGAACCAACAACCATATATAGTAAACGTAATTCCGGTGCAACGTGACCTTTAGAACCATACTTTTCATGTAATTCTTCAAATACTTCATCATAATCATTTATATTTTCATATACACTTTCACTCCAACCTTTTAATTGAAAATTGAAAAAATTATAACTATCATTAACATATTCAGCACCAGTAACAAATGTCATTAACATTTGTCTTTGGAATTTAATAGATGATTCAACTTGTCTTTCTCTTTTTATACGATTCAATTCATATTTCATTTCTTCTAAATCATTAGACATATTGAACCGCTTAATACCTTGAACACCTAAACGTCTCATCTTTTCTAATTGATATAAGACTTCTTCTTTTTCTCTTCTTTCATCTTCATATGAACGCGATGGACGACTATCATAGTCGTTATATTCATTTCTTGAACGTCTATCACTTCTATCATCATCTCTTAAACTTCTATGACTATCAACATCATTATCTCTATCGGATGATGGTTTAATATCGTCTAAAAAGGTTTCTTTTTTATCATTTGATGATGAAGTTGGAATATCATCATCTAAATTCATTCTACTCATTAATTGTTCTATATTTTCTTGACTCTTATTACTTTTTGATAATAGATTATTAAAATCTAAATCATCATCTTCTTTTTCAAAGTCTATAATTGGTTTTGAAACATCTTCATTTTTTGGAGTTGATGGTTGAGATGTATCACCTTTACGTTGTTTATCTGGATTTACTAATAAGTCTAAGCCTATATTGACATTTTTATTTGAAATTACGTCCATATCTATCTTTCTATCCTGTGAGTTCTTTTTAATATTAATTTGAACATTTTCATCATCATCTAATGATACTGTCTTTTTTTTAAAAGAAAACGCACTATTAGAAGTCATTATTACATTTCTTCTAGAAAACTGTTTTTAAATCTATACGCAAGAGATTTATTTTTTCTTTTTATTCATAGATTTATGATATGTTAAACCTTGTAAATAACAATCCGCCAAATCATCCATCTTCTTATTCTTCTCAAAATAATCAATCCATAAACTATTATCTCTCTTTAGAAAAAATCTAGTATATTCTACAGATAAATATTTGCGTAATGTATATCCACTCTTACCTTTAGAATCTATTTCAGGACCATCATATATATCTAATTTTTTATTAGCATTAAATAGTGCTATATTTTTAGCACCATTTATTAAACAATGAGAATATATGAACATTTGTACTGATTTCATTGTTGGATTTTTTAATACTGGTTGATTTTCTAAAACAACTATATCACAACTTTTTATATCATCAATATAATTATCTAATACTCTTTTTATACTAGTACATAAACTGAATAATGGTTCTTTTATTACAGGCTTACTTTTCTTCAATTGACTTCTAGGATGTTGACTAATTGGATATAATAAATCAAAACTTTTAATACAAGTTTTTTTATCACAACAATATTTACCATTTGCTATAATAGAAGCAACTTTTTCACATTTTTTTTCTTTATTATTGATCATTTCACAGAAATTTTGTGAATCTTCTAATACATTAATAACATTCCATTTATAAATAGAATGACTATTATTAGCATCTATATCTAATATACAGAATGCTAAATGCTTAATACCAATATCAAATGAAGCTATTCGCATTTAATTATGATATATTATACAAGATAATCTTTAATTATATTATGAATAGATTGAGAGATATATCATTAATACTAATAGGAGGTCTACTTTTCTATTTTATTGATATATTAACTTCAGGTGGAATATATAAAAATTGTTTTGATAATTTATTATTTCATTTATTGTCATTAATACATCATATATATAATGTATTTTTACAATTTGGGTGGCTTTCAAATGATATTATCATATTACACATTTATTTAGCAATTAATATATTAACTATATT